CGATCCAGTTCTCGTCCAAGCCTGGCGAGAACGTGCTGGACCTCTTTGGCGGCAGCGGCTCAACGCTGATCGGCTGCGAGCAGACGGGCCGGCGGGCCTTCTTGATGGAACTCGACGCCCCGTACTGCGACGTGATCGTGAAGCGATGGGAAGAGTTCACCGGTAAGAAGGCCCAGCGCGTTCCCGCCGCCGCGCCTGCAGAGGTGACGGCGTGAACCGGCTGGCGGAGGTCAGCGTGCGGCTACAGGCGGATGGGCTTGCTCTCGAGTTGCAGCCCGATGCCGTCGTACACCAGGACGCGGGTGCTGCGGTCGATCACCTGCTTGGCCTGGCCGGGCAGGCCGTCGCTCAGGCTGGCGAAGTAGAACCCGCCGGGCGTCTGGCCGAAGTGCAGCGGTCGGCCCCGGCGGGACACCAGCAGGCGGGCGGGCTTGCGCCAGATGCCCAGCAGCGCCATGTCGCCCAGGGCCTGGCTGGCCATCCAGGCCGAACGCTGGCTGATCGTGCCTGGGCATCGCGCCATGAGCAACGCCAGCACCTCGCTGTCGCAGAGGCTCTGGGGGGCGAGGCGGTGCTCGCGGATGAGCTGGTCGTAGTTGTGGACCACGCCGTTGTGAATGAGCTGCCCGCTGCCAGCTGGGTGCGGGTGGTTGTTGCGGTTGTCGGCGGGCGAGCCGTGGGTGGCGTACCGGCAGTGGCCGACCATGATGACGGCGCTGCGGCAGCGGTCAAGCTCGTCGAGATGGTCCTCGGCAGCGCCGGGCGTCTTGAAGGTCTGGATGGTGCCCTCCGCGTCCAGCCAAGCCAGCCCGAAGGCGTGCTCGCCCCGCGTCTGCGTGACCAGGGCCAGCCGTCGCAGCCGGTGGATGTCCGGGCCCTGGCCGCTGCTGGTGATGAATCCGAAGATGCCGCACATACCTGTTCCTCCTGGGCCGGTGCCCGCGGCGTCTTTCCGCCGCGGGCGTTGGCCCGGTTCTTATGCCATCGCGTCGTACTTGGCGGCCAGCCGCCGGAACTCGTTCTTGACCTCTTCCTGCGGGACCACCTCGCTGATCCAGCCGTACTGGTGGCCGCCGTGGATGCGGGCGTACCCAGCGCCCCAGGCGAGGTAGCCCATCAGGCGTTCGGCTTCGCTCTGGCCTTCGCCGGCCTTCTTCCAGCCGCCCTTCAGCGGGCCGGGCGACCATTTCGGCATCCGCTTGCCATTGGTCGCCCGCTCGACCAGGCCCAGGCATACCTGAATCCAGCCGACCACCTTCGTTGCGCTGGTCGAGCCGGAGAAGACCCGGAACTCGACCGTCTCGCGGGTTCCGTGGGCAAGGTTGGTCAGGTTCAGGGCGTGGTAGCGGTTGCGGTCGAGGACCGGCTTGGCGTCTTTGCCGTTGCCGTACTTGCGGACCCCGCCGCAGTAGATGCCGCGCTCGCGGGTCTTGGTGCCGGTGATCGCGTACAAGCCGCGTTCGCAGTAGCTGGCGATAGTCACCAGCCGGGCCAGGGCATCGGCGGGCCAGTCGCGCTTCCAGCCGATGTGTACGTGTACGCCGCAGGAGGCGTTGACCCGGTGGCCGTGGGCTTCGAGCGTTCGGAGAACCTCGGCGACCTGCGCCAGACCTTCCGGGCCCCGCAGGATCGGGCTTACAATTTCGCAGGCGTGGCCGTTGCCGTTGGTCTGGATCGAACCGTCGCGCTCGGCCTTCCAGCCGGCGGGCAGGTAGGGAACCTGGGTGCCGCGGTGGTAGGCCCCGATCACCAGGCCGTCGTTCCGCACCGCGCTGTCGGGGGCAATCGTCTCGATCTCTACTCCGAAGGTGTTCTCGTTTGCGTTCATGGTTGTCCTTTCGTTTGCCATGAACACATTGAGCCACATCCATACGAACACCCCAAGGGAAATCCGAGACATAACTGCTTTATTTTCAACATGTTAGGCTGCGTAACATGGCCGGATTCCCACATGCAAACAGTGCTCCACAGCGGCGGGTTTGACGTGGAGAATCTGCTTCAAGAGAGAACCCCGGCCGGGGAGGCCGGGGTGGTGGAAGTGGGCGGTTTGGGGGGCGGGTTACTTGGCCAGTTCGAACCGGCCGCGCTCGGTCTTGCGGAAGCGGCTCTGGTCGCCCTTGACGTTTATCTCGCGGAGGATGGCCGAGTAGATGGTCGCGGCGGGCGTCTTGCCGCCGGTGGACCACAGGCCCTTCTCCAGCATCCGCTTGACCATCTCGCCGGTGCTCAGGGGCTCGCCGGCCTCGGCCAGGACCGCTACAGCGGCGTCCAGCCCGCTGGACCGCTTCTTCTTGTCCTCGGCCACTGCCTGCATGGCGGCGTCGACGGCTGCGCCCTTGTTGGCCTTGGTGATGCCACGCTTACGCTTGGCCGGAGCCGGGACCTGGATGCCTTCGGCGAGGTTGCCCGTCTGGACCGCCTCGACCGTGGCGGCGATGTCGGCGGCCGGCTCGGCAACTGGCGCCGCGGCAGCGGCGGCTTCTGCCTCGTACTGGGCCAGGGTCGTGATGACCTTCCGCTTGGCCGGACGGCCCTGGGCGGCCTTGGCGTTCTTCGTGGGCTTTTTGCTCGTGTTCTTCTTCGCGCTCATGGTTCTCTCCTGTCCCGTTGGGACGGTTGGTTACCTACGCAGCTCATCAAGGCTGCGCTGAATTTCGGACTGCTCGACGCCGGAAAAGGATGCCAGTGCCTCGATCAGTTGCTGGCGGACGTGCTCCAGCGTGCCGACCGAGGCCCACGTGACCGCTCGGCCGTCCTGTTTGTCGAGTTCGCACTCGACCCAGTCGGCCAGGCTGGCGATGTCGGAGCGGGCCCGGTTGAAGGCATCCATCATGCGTTGCGTGTTGTTGTTCTGTGTTGCCATGGTCCAGTTCTCCTCTCAGCGGCTGCGAACGATGGTGACCTGCCACTCGCTGCCATCAGCCATGTGCAGCACCAGGCCAGCGTCGTTGGTCAGAAGGCCGGCCTCGGCGAAGGTTTCAACGGCGCTGACTTCCTCGATGCCGTCGGGCACGTCGGTGCCGGCGTCGTCGTTCAATGCCTCGGCGTGGAGGTTCAGGGCCTGGGCGATCAGGGTTTCAATGTCGTGCGCGTTCACGTTCGTCTCCTCTCAGTCCGCGAAGCGCTGAAGCTCGCGGTAGTAGTCGTGGATCATGGAATTCGTGCCCTTGCCGCCGTCGAGGTGGTACTGGAGGCACTCGGCCATGGACCAGATGTCCTCGTCGCTGTCGGCCTGAACGTGGTGCGTCCGCTCGCCCTCTGGCAGGAGGATTGTCACGTCGATCTGGTCGCTGCCGGCCTTGCGGGTGATGCGGGCGAGGGCCCTGGGCAGCTTGCTGTTCTTCTCGATCTCGCCGGCCAATTCGATGCTCGTGATCCGCATGGTGCGCTCCTTTCAGTCTTCGATGTGGGTGAGGTCCATGTAGCGGTCGGAGGCCAGGTCGATCAGCAGGGCCTTGTCGGCGCTGATCGCGACCGTCTGCGTGGCGGTCTTCAGGGCGTAGCTCTGGCGACCTTCGAGGTTGAGGTAGGCGCGGACGATCCGGCATTCCTGGCCCAGGTAGGTGTTGGTCTTCTTCGAGGCGTACGGGTGTCTGGTCATTCGTATCTCCTTGTCATGGCCTACGTTACATGCACATTGAGCCATGGGTTCAACCCCGCATCAAGGCAATTAACTCCTTTTACTGCAAGAACTTGCAGATTGTCATAAGTGGCGATGACCCCAAGACATGAAACCCCGAAATCGTTGAAGATCACGGCCATCACCGTGCCTGATGCGGCCAGAATCCTGGCCACGGCCTACGGGCGGCGCGTGACGGAAGAGCAGGTCCGCGACGTCGTCGAGGCGGGCGATCTTGCCCGCGCCGACGGGACTTTCAGCCTGATCGACTACGTGGCCTTCTTGGCCGCCGAGGTGACCAGTGGCCACGCAGATTGACCCACGCAAGCTCCGGCCCGCCGACCTGCTGCGGCTGGTCAACGCCGCCGGGCGCGGCAGCGTGCTCACCGAGTTCCAGCTCCGCCGGCACCGCAATGAAGCGGGGTACACGATCGGCGATGCCCGGACGGTGGACCTGTTCCGCTACGCCGCCTGGCTGACGCTGGAGCACTTCAAGCCCCACGCCGAGCCGCTGAGCTACGAAGAGCAGAAGGCCCGCCAAGCCGAGCGCAACGCCGAGGCCGTCCGCGCCGCCCAGGACATCGGGGAGATTCCCGCCGTGGTCGACCCGGAGCGGAAGGCCAAGGCGGAAGCGTCGTTCCGGTTCTTCTGCGAGACGTACTTCCACGAGGTCTTCTACTTCGCCTGGTCGAGCGATCACCTCCGGGTGATCGACAAGATCGAGAAGGCCGTCCGCACGGGCGGGCTGTTCGCCATGGCCATGCCGCGCGGCAGCGGAAAGACGGTGCTATGTCAGACGGCCGTGCTGTGGTCGGCGCTGATCGGCGCATCCCCCTTCGTCTGCCTGATCGCCGCCAGCGCCGAGCGGGCCCGCGACCTGCTGGAGAACATCAAGATCTGGCTGGAGACCAACCCGCTCCTGCATGACGATTTTCCCGAGGTGACCTACCCGATCCAGTGCCTGGAGCGGATCACCAACCGCCAGAAGGGCCAGAAGTACAAGGGCGAGCCGACGCGAATTGACTGGGCATCGGACCGGATCGTCCTGCCGACCATTGCCGGCAGCAAGGCCTCCGCCGTGGTTATCTCCAGCTCGGGCATGAAGGGCAGCGACATCCGTGGGCAGAACTATGCCCGCGCCGATGGGCAGGTGGTACGCCCGCAGCTCGTGCTGGTGGACGATCCACAGACCACCGAGTCGGCCTGGTCGCCCTCGCAGTCCCAACGCCGCGAGGGGATCCTGGCCGGCGACGTGCTGGGCATGGCCGGGCCGGGTAGGAAGATCGCGGGGCTGATGGCCTGCACCGTGATCCGCCCGGCGGACATGGCGGACAATATCCTGGACCGCGAGAAGCACCCGGAATGGCAAGGCGAGCGGACGAAGATGGTCTACGCCTTCCCCTCCAGCGAAAAGCTCTGGGCAAAGTATGCTGAGATGCGGGCCGACTCCCTGAGGAACGACGGCGACGGCTCGGAGGCAACCGAGTTCTACCGCGCCAACCGGGAGGCGATGGACGCCGGCGCGATCATCGCCTGGCCGGAGCGGTTCAATGAGGACGAGCTCTCCGCCATCCAGCATGCGATGAACCTGAGGTTCCGCGACGAGGCCGCGTTCTTCGCCGAGTACCAGAACGAGCCGATCATCGAGGCGATTGGCGAGGAGATGCTCACGGCCGAGCAGATCGCCGCCAAAGTGAACGGCTACCGCCCCGGGGAGATCCCAATCGGCTGCAACCACCTGACGATGTTCATCGACGTCCAGCAGAAGGTGCTCTTCTGGATGCTCTGCGGGTGGGAGGAGAACTTCACGGGCTACATCGTCGACTACGGCACCTGGCCCGACCAGAAGCGGGGGTATTTTTCGCTGCGGGACCTGCGGGCGACGATCGGCCGGGCGGTCGCCGGTGCCGGCCTGGAGGGGCAGATCTTCGCCGCCCTGGATAAGCTCTGCGAGGAGCGACTGCCCCGCGGTTACCGCCGCGAGGACGGGGCTGCAATGCGGATCGACCGCTGCCTGGTCGATGCCAACTGGGGTCAGAGCACCGATGTGGTCTACCAGTTCTGCCGCCAGAGCAACTTCGCCGGCATCCTGCTGCCCAGCCACGGCAAGTACGTCGGGGCGTCCAGCATCCCCTTCAGCGAGTACAAGCGCAAGCATGGTGACCGCGTGGGCCTGCACTGGCGCATCCCGAACACCATCGGCAAGCGTCAGGTGCGGCATGTGCTGATCGACACCAACTACTGGAAGAGCTTCGTCCACGCCCGTATGGCCGTCGCCATGGGCGATCCGGGCTGCCTGTCCCTGAGCGGCCGGGATGAGAAGGCCCACCGGCTCTTGGCCGATCACCTGACGTCCGAGTACCGCGTGAAGTCGCTGGCCCAAGGGCGGACAGTGGATGAATGGAAGCTCCGAGCCACCCGGCCGGACAATCACTGGCTGGACTGCCTGGTGGGCTGCGCCGTGGCGGCGTCCATCCAGGGCGCCACGCTGGCTGGTGTCGAAGCCCGCGCAGCCGGACCTCGGCCGAGACTGCGGCTTTCGGAACTCCAAGGGAGCAGGCACTGATGACGCAGGCTACCACGAACCCGTCGCTTCCACCCCGGCACCAGGGCCTGGTCTGCCGCCAGTGCGGGTGTAGGCATTTCCTGACCGTCTACACCCGCCCGCGAGGCGATGGTATCGTGCGGCGCAAACGCTGCCGTAACTGCGGGAAGCCGATCACGACACGGGAGAAGATGCTTGGGCCCTCCGATGGCTGATGGGTGCCGGTGTGTCAGTTGCTCTGCGCTCCGGGATCGGGCGGGGTCGCACCGGAAGCCAGTGCTTCATTCATCATCCGTCGTAGTTCAGCGACGTGTTCCGCGTGAGACTCCAGCAACGACTTGACGCCCACGAGGTATCCAAGTAGCACGATGCCTCGAAGGCTGTTGGCTTCTGAAGCGTAGTCCAGTTGAGCGCCGTGCATCACCTCGCTCCTGTTAGCGAGCTTCACCCCGCTCCTTGCGGCCTGCTTCGTGGAGCACGTGTAGAAGCTGCTGCGCTCCCGCAACGGGTCCAGCAAGATGTCTGACAGGTCCGACAACGGGAACCCGTCAAACTGGGCCAAAGTCTTCTCCAGCGCCTTGGGTGGGTTCCCACGGAATAGGCAGTTGCCAATGATATCGTTGGCCATTCCGTCGCTCTGAGCGAAGAAGGCTGGGATGCTCAGTGAATATCTGCCCGCACGGTGGGCGTCTGCGGCGTCTTTGAGAATCTGATCCCGATCTGGAAACGCCTTGGCGGCGCTTTCGATGATCGAATCTGTCTGGCTCCGCGCCCATTCGCACATCACCTGCTCGATATCTGCATGTTCAGCGGCGTCCACCATCTTTGCCAGTATCCTGTAATTCGGTACCGGCATGTCGCTGCCCAGGTACCAGCCTTCCGCAAACAGATAGTCCTGTGCCTTGCGGTAGTTCTCCTTGAGCGCCTGCTGCTGCACGATGAAGCGGCGCACCATGTCCCGCATGGGGTCGAGGCTAGCTTGAATGTTGGCGATGGACTGCCTGAGTGGTTCGGTAGCCCGCACGGCAGCCTGCATCTGCTTCTGAATCTGCTCCGCCATTTGGCGGTACGGTTCCATCTGTTCGATTATTCGCCTAATGCTCTCGCCAAAGGGCCCGACGAGCTTGTTCAATGCTTCCTGCTGTCTTCGGGCATCCTCGACGAGTCGCTTGATGAAGTCGTCATTCATAGCACACTCCTGACCGTGCTGTTCAAGGGACCTTGAATACTAACATTGCCGAGGCCGGCAATCCATACCTCACCGGGACCAAGGAACCTCCGTACCAGATATGGCACGATCTGCATGTACCTGCAGGAAACCCCGCTAAGTTTCGAGGCTCTGCGGCAATAAGCACTACGGGCACGGGACGCCCGGAGTAGAGCCTTGACCGAAACCCTCGACAACTCAATCCAGCAGAACGCCGCCGGGCCACGGAAGGCCAGTTCGGACTCCGTCTCGGTCGAGCAGCACCCCCTGGCTGACCAGATCGCCGCCGACAAGTACCTGGAGTCCAAGAAGGCCAGCCGCGCGAAGGGTCTGGGCGTGAAGCTCGCGAAGATCTCGCCGGGGGGGACCGTCTGATGTGGCCGTTCCGCAAGAACAGGAAGGCCCGGCGGTCTCTCCCGGCTGCCGTTCCCGCCGTGCTTCGGGCGAGGTTCGACGCCGCCCAGACCACGGCCGAGAACGCCCGCCACTGGGCGATGGCCGATTCCCTCTCGGCCGACAGCGCCGCGACCGCCGACGTCCGCAGCAAGCTGCGGGAGCGGGCGCGCTACGAGGTCGCCAACAACAGCTACGCCAAGGGCATCGTGTTGACGCTGGCCAACGACTGCATCGGCACCGGTCCCAGGCTTCAGCTTCTCTCGGCCAATGCCGAGGCCAACCGCCGCGTCGAGATGGCCTTTGCCCAGTGGGCCCGGGCCATCGATCTGGCCGGCAAGCTGCGGACCATGCGGATGGCCAAGAGCACCGATGGCGAGGCGTTCGCCGTGCTGACGGCCAATCCGATGATCGACTCGCCGGTGATGCTCGACGTCCAACTGGTCGAGGCCGACCGCGTGGCGTCGCCCGTCATGTCGATGTTTTCGGCGGTCGGTGACATCGACGGCATCATCCTGGACGCCTACGGCAATCCGCGGACGTTCAGCATCCTTCGCCAGCACCCCAGCGACCTGAGCTACTGGCTCAATGCGGTGGACATGGTGGATGCCGACGCGGTGGTTCACTGGTTCCGGGCGGACCGGCCCAGCCAGCATCGGGGCATCCCGGAGATCACCCCGGCCTTGCCGCTGTTCGCCCAGCTTCGACGATACACGCTGGCGGTGATCGCTGCGGCGGAAACTGCTGCCGACTTCGCCGCCGTGCTGTTCACCGACTCCCCGGCCAATGGGGAGGCCCAGGCCCTCGAGCCCATGGACGTGGTCGAGCTCGAAAAGCGCATGGCCACCGTGCTGCCCGACGGCTGGCGGCTGGGGCAGATCGAAGCCCAGCAGCCGACGACCACCTACGCCGAGTTCAAGCGGGAAATCCTCAACGAAATCGCCCGCTGCCTGAACCTCCCCTACAATATCGCCGCCTGCAACTCCTCCGGCTACAACTACGCCTCGGGGCGCCTGGACCACCAGACCTACTACAAGTCCATCCGGGTGGAGCAGGCCCACCTGGCCGAGGCGGTGCTGGATCGCATCCTGGCCGCCTGGCTGGCCGAAGCCGAGCTCCTGAGCGAGTTCGCGTACCTCCGCACTGGCGGCGACATCCCCCACCAGTGGTTCTTCGACGGGACCGAGCACGTCGATCCGGCCAAGGAAGCGACGGCCCAGGCGACCCGCCTGGCCAGCAACACCACCACGCTCGCCCAGGAATACGCCCGCCAGGGCAAGGACTGGGACACCGAGCTTCGCCAGCGGGCCAAGGAAGTGGCCCTCATGAAGGAACTGGGGCTGACCGCCCCGCCGCAGAGCCCATCCACCAGCGACAAACAGGAGGCCGACACGGATGTCGAGCAAGAGCAAGCAGCCTGAGTTCCTGACCTTCCGCTGCCCGCTGACCGTCGAGGCGGCGAATGAGGTCGAGAAGCAGATGCCGCGATTCCGCATGGTCGCCTACACCGGCGGCGTGATGCGGATCACCGGCTTCCCACACCCGGTGGTGGTCGACCTGGAGGGCCTGGCCATCGAGCGTCAGGACATCCCGGTTCGCCTGGACCATAACCCTCGCCAGGGGGTGGGCCACACGCAGCGGGTGGTGATCGACAACGGCCAGGTCGTCGCCGAGGGCCTGGTCAGCCGCGATACCTCCTGGGCGCGGGACGTGGCGAAGTCCGGCGTCAACGGCTTCCCATGGCAGGCCAGCATTGGCGCTGCCGTCGTGGACGCCGATTTCATCCCCAACGGTCAGAGCATCACGGTCAACGGAAGGATCTTCGACGGCCCACTGCACGTGGTCCGAAAGGCCATCCTCAAGGAAATCTCGTTCGTCGACAGCGGCGCAGATCCCAGCACCACCGCTCGGATCGCCGCCCAAAGCAAGGAGCCCAGTTCCATGGACGCAAACGACACCAGCACCACCACCAGCCAGGACACCGCTGCCCAGCCCGCCGGCACCGACACCACCGTGGAGGCGGCCGCCAATGACACGCCGCCTGCCCCGGAGACCCCGCCTGCCCCGCCCCCGGCAACGCCGGCCACGGTCAACGCCTCGGCCGCCGATGGCGACCCGGTGACGGCGATGCGCCAGCGCATGGCCGCCGAGACCCGCCGCGTCGAGGCGATCCGCAGGCTCTGCGCGGGCAAGCACCCCGACGTCGAGGCCCAGGCCATCGAGGACGGGTGGGACGAGACCCGCACCGAGCTGCACATCCTCCGCGCCAGCCGGCCCAAGGTCCCGGCGGTCGCTACGTCCCA